GAACGGCAACGACGCCAGCTTGCGCACCGTGCGGTCGTAGATGGGGAACAGCACCGTGCGCGCGAGCCGCTGCGCGTAGCGGTCGCGCGTCTTGGCCTCCTTCTTCGTCGCCGGCGTGAACTTGCCTCCGGCGGCTCGCATTGCGCGGGTGCCGCTGCGCAGGACGCGCACCAGCTCCCAGCTGTCTTCCATCTCGCGGCGCACGCCGCTCCAGGTTCCTACGTCGTTGGCCATGTCGTCACTCGTCGAAGCTGGAGACGCGCGCCGCGATGCTGTGCGCCTCCGAGATGTAGTAGCCGATCGCGTCGGTGAGGTGCGTGAGGCCCTTGGCCTCGCTGCCCTTCTTGTCGATCTCGCCCGAGCCGCCCTTGAGCAGCGTCACGCCCTCGAAGTCCTTGACCACGTTGGGCGCGCGCGCAGGGTCCACCAGCAAGCGCACCACGCCGCTCGAGGAACGCAGCCGGGAGTTGACGGCGTTAAGGCGGTCGCGCACGTAGGGCGGCTTCTTGGCCACGCGCCAGCGCAGGCGCTCGCCGAAGGCCGGTACGAGGACCTGCCGCACCAGCTCCCAGTCGGTGCCCTCGGTCTGGCTTGTGTGCCGCGCGCCGCCGGCGGGGTCGCCGTAGAGGTACACGTCGGCGGGATGCTTGCCCCAGTCGGCGACGATCTTGCGGCAGACGGCGGGCGTGTTGCTGTTGCGCGGGATGTGCACCTCGCCGACGACGCACGTGCGCGTCTCGCCGTCGAGGTACTGCTCCTGCATCACGACGGCGGTGCCAGGATCGACGTTGAAGTCGAGGGCGAAGATGAGCGGCTTGGACGGGTCAACGGCCAGCTTGCGCAGGTGGTCGCGCGGGTTCCACGGGTAGTAGGCCAAGCCCTCGAAGCTGACCCACTGCGCTTCGTACTCCTGCGCGAACGTCAGCGGGTCGAGGTCGGCGCGCGCCTGCTCGATCTCGGCAGGGTCCACGACCGTGGCGCTGGTCCACGTGAACGACTCCCAGCCGGCGCGAGTGCCGGACAGCGAGTAGAGGTCGTAGAACAGGCCGCGACCCTTGGGGCGGCCCGTGAACCATGCCCAGCCAGGCGGGCGCCCTTTCGTGGACAGCGCAGGCCGGATGCTCTGCTCCCAGCTCTCGCGCTTCACCTCGGCGATTTCGTCGACCACGATGCCGTCGAGCGGCACGCCTTCGATGCGCTGCGGGCGGTCGAGGCCGACGACCATGAGCTGGCTACCCACCTTGTAGCGGATGGTGAGTTCCGACTCGGACACGCCGGCGACCCACTCGCGCGGCGACAGTGCCTTCAGGTCGTTCCAGAAGATCCGCTTGGCCTGGTCGCGCGTTGGCGCGGCGGCGACGAAGGTCGGGCGCGCTACGCCGGTGATGCCGGCGAGGGCACAGCGGACGAGGTGCCGCTTGCCGCGCTCGGTCTTGCCGCTGCGGCGGCCTGCGGCGACGACGCGGAAGCGCGCCGGTGAGCGGATGAGGCGCAGCTGCTCGACGTGCGCGTCCAGCGGCGTCCAGCGGTCAGTCAGCATTGCGGCCCTCCAGACGGTCGATCGCGTCGAGGTCCGCGCGCAGGCGCGTGGCGTCGTCCATGGTTCCGTCCTCGATCGCCTCGGCCTCCATCAGCAGGCGCGTGCGGTCCAGGTCGTTCTTCTCCAGGCTGGCGATGGCCTTGACCACGGACGCGATCTCGCGCGGCGACTCGCACGCCGGCAGGCTGTCGATCAGCTTCCGGCTGATCTGCTCGCGCTGCTCGTCGGTCAGGCTGTCTGTCCAGGCCTTCTGCTTGGCCAGGCTGGCAATCATGCGCGCCGCGGCCCTGGGCTTGGGCTGCTTCTCGAAACCCCCTCCCTTTGCCTCGGGGTCCGTCACTCGTCCACCGTGCAGGCGCACGTCGTCATCATCACGCACCCGCAATGTCTGCACGTAGTCTGCACCGTCATGGAACTGTGGTCGGCATGCTAGCGCGAGGTCAAGCCCTACGCGACCGAAGGACGTGCGCTATCCACGCTGCATGCTCGGCTGGGTCGTTGCGGACCCACGCTGGCGCAGTCTCCAGGACGATAGCCTCGATGAGCGCGGCGTCGATCTGCGCCGGCGTCCTGGCACGCTCGCCGCGCGTGACGTGACGGCACGGGCCGCAGTAGGCGCGGGCGTCGCCGTACTTGGTCTTGCCGCACCGCTGGCACTCGTCGAAGTACGGGTCGAGCGACTTGCGGCGATCGGCGTAGCGCCGGCGCGCGTCGCGCAGGCACTGCCTGCAGACCATGTTGCCCTTGTGCTCGACGAGGGCCGACGGCTGCGCCACGTCGTGCCCGTTGCGGCAGTGGTTGTTCTGCCGGAAGTTGCCGGCTCCGGGCCGGTAGTGACCGTCGGGCACGCAAGGCGTATCGGCTGGTCAGGCGCCGTCGGTCTCGGTCGGCTCCTTGGCCGGGATCGCCTCGGGCGGCAGGCCTGCGCGCAGCTCGGCGTCGATGCGCGCGAGGCCGCCGAAGACGATGGCGACGATCTGGCTGAGCTGCGTGTTCACGCGCGCGAACTCGGCCAGCTCCTTGCCCAGCTTGGCGATCGACGCCGGCAGGTCGGCCTCGTCGATGGTGTACTCGGGGAAGGCCGCGCGCAGGGCGTCAGCTATCGAAGTCGTCGTCATCGTCGGGAGTCTCGGGTGCCGGCGGGTCGAACGCTAGGTACTCGTGCGCGGCGTGGTCGTGCAGCGGGCGGCCCTTGCGCGGCTTGCCGTACATCGCGCGCTCGATCGCGTCGTGGAGGTGCCAGTAGACGTGCTGGGTGGCGTGCGTGGCCAGGACGCAGCCGAGGGACGGGTCGAACGTGAGGCAGGCCCGCCAGAGGCCCATGCGGGCGGCCTGCATCAGGTCGTCGCGCTCGATGCCGGCCCGCCGTGCCCGCCAGACGCCGAACCGGGCGACGTGCCAGCCGAGGTGCTGCTCGTACGAGGCGTAAGCGGCGAGCTGCGCCTCGGTGGGAGGTGGTAGCTGTTCCCTGCGTCTTACGGTGCGGCGACGGCCCACAGTGCGCGGGAGTGTACCGCCCGCGCGGTGTCCATCTGCGACGGTGTTGCCAGCAGCGGCCAGACCATCGTCGATCGGCGCGTTTGGACCTGCCCGGACACGTAGCGCGTGCCGCCGGGGATGAGCGTTCCGCCGCCGGTCCACAGGGAGCCATGGCCCCAGGTCATGGACACGGACTTGCGCAAGATGTCGACCGTCGGCCACGCCGAGATCGAGGTGTGCACCGATCGCGTGGTGATCTCGGCCAGGTACGACATTTCGGCGCACCAGCGGGCTTCGACGACGACGACCAGCCACGGCTGCGGCCGCACCACGGCGCGCAGGACAAGGTACGGGCCGTCGACGGTCTCCGACTCCCAGAACAAGGCACCGCCGTCAACCTGCGCGATGCCGCCGTGCGTGGTCTGCCAGTCGGGCTGCAGGCCGACCGGGCGCCAGGACGGGACGCAGGAGACGAGGTTGATCGACGCCGAGCCGCCCGGTGGCAGGGTCATCCAGACGTACACCGGGGCCTCGCCGGGTTCGGGGTCAGCGCCGGCGACGTAGCACTCCAGGCCGCCAGGAAGGAAGCCGCTCTGCGCCGGCGGCAGCACCGTCGAGACGGCGCGGTGCCAGCACGACACCGGCCAGCCGGTGGGGTTGTGCGCGGTGACGAGCTGCGCGGGGAGTGAGTAGGTGAGGAGGGCTAGGAGGAGGTGGCGCATGGTGGGCTACGAAGCCTCGAAGCGGTGATCGGGGAAAGCCTCGGCCTTCGGGCCAACCGACATCCACTTCAGTTGCGTCACTTCCCGACCTTCGTTCCATGCCACCCACGCCTTGATGAAGACGGCAGCGAGGGACTGCCGGTCGCGCTTGCGCGTGGCCATCTTCTCGGCATGCAGCAGCTCGCGCAGCACAAAGATCGGATCACGACGGGCCAGCCCTGAACCATCCATGAGCTTCTGCGCGAACTCCACCGCCTGCTTTGGGTACAGCTTGTGCAGCTGGTACAGCAATGCGCACAGCAACAGCGCCCTCGGGTAGCCGCTAGTTCGCATCTTCGTGCCGATGCCAGCCCAATATTGCATGGACTTGCTGTTGCCTCGGTAGATGTCGAGCACTTGGCCGTTGGTCACGTCCTTTTGCGCATGACCGACTACGCAGTACAGGTTCGCGTCCTCGCCTGCCGCGACACGCCGCGCCGCAGCCGATGCAATCGACGCGATTTCCTTGGCATTGGCAATGCCCTCATGTTGCAGGAACTCGACAACCTTGCGGTTGCGGCCCTGGTCCATGCTTTCGACTGCGACCTCCGAGACGTTGCGAGCCACCCAGAACCACAACAGCCGGCCCGTTTCCTCTTGGACGATGCGGGCTGCGGCCAGTCGGTGTTGGCCGTTGACGCAACGGCCCTTGCCGTCGAAAGCCAAGCACTCGCCGTTGCCTGAATCCCACTTCCCGACGCGCATGGCGTTCGCGTACTTCATGGTCGGCCCGTCCATCTGCTGGCGCCAGTTGTTGCTGCGTTCGAGGATGCGGTCGATCACGTCGTTGGGGAACTGCGACAGCTCGAAAGTCAGGTGTGAGGGCTTGAGGAACGTCTTGTTCTGGTTGGTCACGGTCGGTCTCCTTTCGTTGTGTGGCCTAGGATACGTCCGGCGATCGGCCACGCCGCCGGCGTGTTCGGTCAGTTCGGCCCCGTCTTCAGGGCTGCAATCCTCGCGTCCATCTCCGCCCGCTCCCAGTGCGTTGAGCACCGGTCGCGCGCCTCGTACAGCTCCAGCAGCGCCGCCGAGCGCCGCAGCTCGTCCTGCTCCCACTGCACGCCGTTGCGCACCGGCTTCGGCTTCGGCGTCGCCGTCTGGGTCTTCCGGCGAAGTTGGTAGGTGCACTTGCGGCTGCAGGTCGTCGCGCGGTCGTGGGCCAGGAACGCCATGCCGCAGTGCACGCACTCGCGCAGCTTGCTGCGGTGTTCGCGCTTGGCCTTCTGGCGCCCGTTGTTCTCGTCCGTGCAGACCTTGCAGTGGACCCTGACGCCGAACTTGGTCTCGTACACGCGCCGACGGCCTGGCAGGGTCAGGTCGTGACCGCGCGGGCAGGTCGTGCGCTCCAGGGCTTTGACTCGGCTGCGCATGTACAGGTCCAGGCTCTCGTGCTGCAGGGTGCGTCGCTTGGCGTCGGGGATGCCCAGCCGCTCTAGCATGAGCAGCCGGGCGAACGGGTGCGGCTGCGGCGCGTCCCAGATGAGCCGCCGCAGCGCCGCCGTCTCCTCGCCGGTGGTCAGTCGCCGGCGTACCGCGAACTCGGCGGGTAGACCGAGTCCATCGGCGGCGTCGCGGGCGTCGCCGGCGGCGTCGTCATGGCGAGGTGCGCCTCGATCGCGCCCTCGATCTGCTGCAGTTCGACGAGGGTGCATTCGGACAGCCTTTGGCGCGTGATCTCCTGCTCGCGCATCAGGGCGAACAGCTCGTCGCGCTTGACGCCGGCGGCCTTGCACCGGTCGGCGATGCGGCGGGCGAGGTTGGCGACCTCGACGGCCTCGGGGTCCGCCGGCGTCGCCGTGATCAGCGCGGGCTTCGGCTCGGCGGGCGCCTGCGCGACCGGCGCGGCCTGCGGCTCGCGCGCCAGCTCGTGCATCTCGTCCTGCTCGTAGCAGCCGAACATCACCTCGCCGGCGAACGCGCGGCCAGCGGTGGCGACGCAACGGGCCTGCAGCATCGTCTGCGGGTACTTCCTCCACGGGTCCTTGCCGCCCCACAGGCCGGCGGCCTGCGCGCGGGCCTTGTCCCAGGTCTCGACGTGGACCTCGCCAGCAGGCGACGTGAGGCGCAGCGTGACGGCCTCGGTCGTGAGCTGCGGCCACTCGACGCGGTAGCCGGCGGCGCGCAAGCGCGCGATCCAGAAGTCATAGCTGGCCACCGGCTTGCCCTCCACGATGTGGAAGGCGCGCAGGCTGGCCATCGGGCCGACGCCCAGCTCCTGGCCGGCGAGCACGCACGCCAGGATCTTGCCCGGGTTGCCGAGGTAGGCCCTTGGGATCATGCCGTCGGCCTTCGCCACGGCAGCCGCGAACGTCGTCGCGTCGGAGATCGTCAGGGGCTGGAAGTCCCGCGCGCGCGGCTGGCGCACGACAGCGGGAACGCTGGTTGCATCGGTCATCAGAGGTCTCTCCAGTTCTTGGCCACCGTGAGGGAACGGTAGCTGGTGGGCTGCACCGACGTGGTGTAGCCCGCACGGGTCACGACTCTACTGCTCACGATCGGCTTTCCGCTCAGAAATCCGATCGCGTGCTCGGCGTCGCCGAGCGTGTTGCGGATCTGCAGCTCGACGGCCTCGACCTGCGCGTCGAGCGTGCCGATCTGCTCCTTGAGCTGCTCGCGCTGGCCGAGCAGCTCGACGATGGCGTCCGTGGCCGGGATCGTCTTGCCCTCGGCGGCGTAGGCGTTGCGGCGCGCGTCGGCGAGGTCGGTCGCCGGCGGCGGCGTCATGGTCACGACGTACTGCCGCCACCACGCTTCGACCTGCGAGTGCAGGCGTCGGCCTAGCTCCGCGTCATGGCGGAACGGCACGGCCTCGACGCCGAGGTACTCAACGATCTCGCGCGGCGTCAGGCCGACGATGGCGCGCATGTCCTCGGGCCACGTCAGGACGAGGAACTCGCCCTCCTCCAGGTCGAGCACGTCGAGGTACCACTGCGCCTGGACGCGGTAGTAGTCGGGGATCGTGCCACCCCAGGCCTTGCTGGTCGTCTTGACCTCCAGCAGCGTCTGCCAGCCGTCGGCGTTGGTCGCCAGAGCATCGGGCGAGGCGTGGCGCCATCCGGCGATGGTCGGCCCTGGTGCCACCTGCAACTCGTGCGTCCGGTGCGTCTCGGCCCATGCGTCGAGGATGGGCAGCTCCATGCGCAGGCCGGCGCGCATCGCCGGCGTGTCGCGCTCGTCGCGGACGCCGAGGGCCTTCTCGCGCCACACGTCGAGCGGCGTGCGCCAAGGCGACAGGCCGAGGATGGCGGCGACATCGCTGCCGCCGACGGTCTTGGTGCGGTCGAGCATGGTCAGGCCGTCGGGGTCAGGAGGTAGAGGAGGAACAGCAGGACGGCTAGGAGGCCAGCGCAGACGGCCTCCAGCGTCGCGGGATCGCGGCGGCGGCTCACGGCTTGGCCTCCTGCTCCAGCCTGGTCGGAAGCGTTTCGCCCAGCACGCGCAGGCAGTACCACGACCAGGCCGAGTACAGATCCTGACGCGCTTGGGCGATCTGCCCCAAGTCGAACGCCTCGCACTTCGACATTGCGTCTCGGGCATCGCCGTAGAGCGACGGCAGGTCGCGGATCAGCGGCCACAGCTCGCGCAGGGCCTTGGCCGCGTCGAGGTGCTTCTGCATGTTGGGCGTGTCGATCACAGCTCGCCCTCCTGCAGGTGCCAGTACAGGCGGCGCACTTCGGACACGCCGGCGCGCGCGTCCTTCTCGGCTGCGATCTCGCAGGCGATGCGCAGCGTCTCCTCGTCGCCTTCGTCCAGCGCCAGATGGCGCAGCTCGTCGAACATCTCCGCTTCGGTCATTCGCTTCAGCATGGTCGGTCTCCTTGAGGGGTGGTCGGTATACGGAATCGGAATCGGCATCGCAAGCTTAATCGGCGAGCGTCGCGCGGGCGTCGGCGTGCAGGCCGTAGCGGGCCTTCGCGTCGGCCTTGTCGAGCTGCATGCGGCGCTGGGCCTCGGCGATGACGGGCGCCAGGTCCTGGTACTTCATCGCGCCGGTGCGCGTCGGCCACGCGACGCCGATGGCGGCGAAGACCGCGATGCCGGGCGAAACGTGCGTCAGGCCGAACACGTCGCGGATGCGGTCAGCGACTGCCATGGCCATGCTGTGCCCGCTCTGCTTCTGCAGCACGACGACGAACTCGTCGCCGCCGACGCGGAAGGCGTGGTCGTAGTCGCGGATGCTGGCTGCCAGCCGACGCAGCGCGGCGTCGCCGGCGTCGTGGCCGAGGTGGACGTTGGCGGCGTGCAGGTTGGCCACGTCGATCGCCAGGACGGCGTAGTCGCGCACCGCGCCGGCGACCAGCTCGGCGGCCAGGCCGTCCAGGCTGCGGCGGTTCGGCAGCCCGGTCAGGTGGTCGGTGCGCGCCGCGCGGCGCTCGGCCTGCAGCAGCTCGCGCAGGCGGATGATCTCGCGTTGGTAGGGGTTCATCTCAGCGCCCCTGCGTCATGTAGATGATTTCGCCGCTCTCGTGGACGACGAGCCAGTCGTTGTCGCCCTCCAGCGCCGCCGCTAGATCGGCCACCGTCTCGACGCGCGCACGGATGCGCTCTAGGCGCTGGTACTCGCGCGCGGCCTCGTCGGCCGTGGCCGCGAGGATGGTGCGGCTGCCACTGCTGTCTGCGATGCGGTAGGCCTTCTGCGTCGTCTTCTTCGTCATGGGTCAGGTTTCCGTGTAGGTCCGGCACTGCGCCGGTGCGCCTACTATCGGCATCGGCATCGTAAATGTCAAGCGAGCGTGCGAGAATCCGGGCGGGAATCTTTCCCTGGTCTAGATCCGGTCGATGACGACGGCGCAGCCTGGGGCCTCGGTGCCCTGGACGTAGATCTTCTGCACCACCATCCGGGCAACCTGCGCATCGTCGCACCAGATGCCGGCGTCGCCCAGCGCGTCCAGGACGGCCTTGGCCAGGTTGTCGGCGTCGGGCTTGGTCGTGTGCCACACGTCGACCTTGCGCGACTTGGGGCGCGGCATCAGGAACGTCAGATGCACCGACAACGGACCACGCAGCGGCTCCGGCGTCGAGCACTTCGCCAACGCTGCGCGCCGCACCTCGGCCTTCCAGCCGTCGGCCGTGTCCGGCGTGTAGACGCCCGCGTGCCGGCCTCGCGCGAACGCCTTGACGCGCGGCTGCGCCTTCGGCGTGCCCTCGACCCAGAACTCCAGGGCGCTCACGTCACCCTCCAGACGATCGCGTGGCGCCCGCTGCTGCGCTGCCGCCGCATGCCGCTGTCCTCGACCAGGCCGCACAGCACCAGCTCGGCGCGGCGCGTGCGGATGCCGCTGGCCGACTGCATCGGCGCGCTGCTGCTGCGGTAGGCGTCGATGATGTCCTCGTCGCTGCCGCCGCCGATCGCGCGGATGATGTCGAGCACGGCCTGCCGCTTCTCGGTCATCTCGCCGATCGATCGCGCGGCATCGTGCGAGGTGTCGGGGTCGGTGCTGCGCGCGCGGGCTTCGAGCTGCTGGTGAATCCAGCCGGCCATGGCCTGCACCTCGTCCTGCGTCGCCAGCTCGGGGTAGCGGGCCAGCGTCTGCAGGCGGAACGGCGACGGCAGGCGGATGCGGTCGGCGGTGGTCACGGCGTCTCCTTGGCGTAGGGATGTTGCAGCGCCCGCCGCACGATGGCGACAAGGGCTTCGGCTTGCTGTCGCTGTGCTTCAACTACGGCGGGCGTCCAATCGACTTCGCACCGTGAATCGGCGGCGCGTGCAGCCGCCCAGCACAGCCAGACCTCGGCCCGGTTTCGGTCGACAACGGCACCGCGAAGCAACGGTTGCGCTCGCATCCGGGCTGCGTACTGCGCAGTGCCCTGCGACACGATCGCGCGCTCAACGAGCCGCTCGCACTCGGCGATCCACTCGTCGCGGATGGCGTCGAAGTCGATGGCCGTGGAACCGCGCATCGTGAGGGCGTCGCAGAGCCACTGCGGAAAGGCGGTGGTCACGGCGTATCCTTCGCCGCGAGCGCGGCCTTGAACGCCGACCACTCCTCACGCGACGGCTGCACGACGACGCAGCCCAACAAGCTGTCGCTGTCGTCCTCGACGTTCGCGGCGACTTCCCTCGCCGCCGCCTCGATGGCGCGCAGCCGACGCACCTCGGCGAGCAGCGCGGGGGCGGCGTTGCGCAGTACTGCGAGGAAAATGCAATCGTCTGTCCTCGCGGCGTCTGCGCCGAATGGCCCGACAGTCTCCGGGCGCGCCCGGTGCTGCGTGTGCTCGTCTTGCTCGATGCCGTCGTCGTACACCCACGGCGCGGGCGTCGCGGCGCGTTCGAGGGCTTCCAGCTTGTCGATGTCGATGTCGGTCACGGTCAGGTCTCCTTGAGGGTCAGAACTTGTCGGCGACGCCTTGCCCGCGGAGTGCAGTGCAGCACTCGCAGGCGCAGGTGTGGTAGGGCGAGGGAAAGCCGGGGTAGTGCGTCGCGCTGCGGCTGCTGGCCGCTGCGGTGCGCCGGCGCTGGAACTCGCGCAGGCCGTCGAGGGCCTCGCGCGTCCGCTTCGGGTCCATGACGATGGAGCACAGGTAGCGACGGGCGAGGGCCTCGTCAGGCTCGTTGCTGCCGATGTACGCGCGCAGCAGCTCCAGGTCGTCGACCGTGACGCCGGCAGCGGCGAGCTGCTCGGCCACCTGCAGGCGCTTGGGCGGGGCCAACAGCAGCACGCCGGCGGTCAGCAGAGCATCCGCTAAGGTTCCCGCATCCGCTCTGCTTTCTGGGAGAGGAGAGAGGGAAACCTTCTTCTCCTCCTCCTCAGAAGAAGAACCAGAAGGCAGACCCCCCCTACCCCCCCGGCTCTCCACAGCTGGGGAAACAGCGGGCGTCCCGATGTAGCGGCGCGTGGTCACGGGTCAACCACCTTGGCGGGATTCTGCGGCGGCGCGCTAGGAGCCGATCTGCGGCCCGATCGCCGCCGAGGCTGTGGTGGCACACCCCCCTCGTCGATCGTGGCAGGCGCGGGCTTCTGGCGGCGTTTCCGGCCCTTCCGCGCCGCCCGCAGCTTCCGGGCGATGGCTTCCTGCCGCTTGCTGGCCCTCGCGCGCTGGCAGGGCACGCACTGCCCGTGCGCGGTGTACCTCCACGGACTCCCGCAGACGCGGCAGGGGTGGACACCTTCGTACACAACCAGACCGCTTGCGGCGGCCTCCATGCGACTCATCGGCATGCCGGACCCTCTACGGGATCGGCATCGGAATCGCAAGCGTAAACTGCCGAGGCCGCCTTCGCCGGCCCTCACCGGCGACCGACCGACCTACTGATGCACAGCATGAACTGGAGACCTTACTGCGGCTGCGACCTCGGCGTCATCAGCATGCCGCGCGGACGAGAAGCGTCAACACCACGCCGCATGTCACGATCGCGGCAGCCGTGACGGCCAGGCCGAAGGCGGCCATCGGGTCACGCGGGAGGAGAGTGCGGCGGCGTCGAGCCATGGTCAGTGGCAGCTAGCGTGCAGCGGGGATGGGCGGGACACCGCAGCGTCCTCGCCGCCGCGACGGCAACGTACCGCCGACGGGCGCCAGACGCTACGGCGGCGTGTCGCCCTGCCAGATCACGCGCACCGTGCGGCCGCTCCAGCCGTCGCCGTACACCGAGCTGCCGGCGATCGTCACCTGCTGCACCGACACCACCGGCGACGCGATGCGCAGGCCTCGGTAGGCCGTGGCGAGCTGGCCCACGAACGCCAGCAGCGCGGCGTCGCCCTGCTCGCGCGGCGCGTACACGTCGGCCAGCAGCGTGCCCGTCCAGCGGTAGCGGTCGCCGTTGTTGACCGCGGCGCATCCGTCCACCGACGTGAGTACGCGCATCCACAGCGCGCCGAAGTCCGGCACCGGGCCGTTGTCGATGACATACGGCACCGAGGCCGCCGCCGCCGCCGTGATGGCCGGCTGCCGCACCGCTTCCAGCAGCTGCTGGTGCGTGGTCACAGCGCGGCGATGACCAGGTGCAGGATGCGGACCACGGCGCGCTGCCAGGCTTCCAGCACCGCTTGCTGCACGCGCACGCGGTGCGTCAGCGCGCGGTTGGCGGCCTCGGCCTTCAGCGCCGCCAGCAGCGGCGCGACATCCTCACCACGCGCGATGCGCACCGGGATCAGTGCGGCGTCCTCGGCCATGGCGAGCAGGTCGGCGCGCACCTGCGGGTCGGTGATCTCGGCCTGCAGACTGCCGAGCAGCGCGTGCAACTCGTCCTTGACGATGCTCTCGACCTGGTTGGGCACGGCCATCACTTCACCCCGGCGGCGAGCTCGTCGGCGGTGATGCGGTCACCCCACGCGCGCAGGCCGCGCAGGTGCGTCGCCTTGGCGGCCTCGTCGAGCTTCGTGTCGGCGGCGAGGTACGCGACCATCATCGGCGAAAACCAAGCGTAGGTGGCGCGGTCGGCGGCGATGCGCTGGTGGTCAGGGCCACAGCAGCCGGCGACGAGCAGGGACGCCGCAAGCGCGGCACGACGGGCGAGGGTGTTCATCGTTTGCTCAGGATCTCGATCAACCGTTGTTCGCGCTGCTGGTACTCGGCGCGATTTTCGGCAAGGATGCGATCGACGGTCTGGCTGAAGGTGCCGCTGATCTTGCTGGCTGCGTCGAGGTGCTGCGACACGACGCGCTCGTGCGCGGCGCGCATGGCTTCCTCGCGTTTCAAGAAGTACCACGCGACGCCGAATGCGAGACCTCCGGAACCGACGCCGAGGAACTTGTCCCACGGGATCGAGACGAGGTCTTGCGCGGGCATTCCTGCTTGGGTGACGATGGCGACGCTGCCGCCGGCGACGATGCCGGCGAGGGTGGATAGAACGCTGTGGGCCATGTTCACGGGTGTAGCCTGCTCGTCATGGTCGCTGCACTTTCTGTGGGGTGATCCATTTTCGCGCTAAGGCCGGTCGAACTACTTCCAGACGCCGGACACTTTCAGGAACGGCGTGCGATACGGTCATGGCGTCACGTTCAAGGTGATTGTCGTGCGTTCGCTGCCCGTCATGCCAGCAGAGACGCGGTCCTTGGTGTCCGCGAGGTCGCGGAACGTCACAGTCGCGCTTCCACCGCCACCAGCGACGATGTCAGACTTGCCAGCCGCGACCGATGTCAGCACGCGCATGATCTGTTCGGCAGAGTACCCCGACTCGATGACGTACTGCCAGACCTTCTGCGCGAGGTTCTCCGGCGACAGCGTCGTGAACGGCGTGATGTCGCCAGCAAGACTTCCCGTGGCGCGAACCGTGGCCGAGCCGACGAACGTGACCGGCGAGGTGCCGAGCGCGTCGATGATCGCGCCGAGCGTGGTCGGTCCGACGGTGAACGTGATCGACGAGGCGCCAGTCAGGCCAACGGCTGCCGCAAGCGTGCCCGACAGCGTCCAGGTCGCCGTGGCCGATCCGCTGGCCGAGACGATCAACTCCAGCTGCGACGGGCCGATTGTGAACGTGATCGAGCTCGAGCCGACGACGTTGCGGCCTGCGGCGACGATCAGCGGCGAGACGGTGAGTTGCACCTGCGACGAGACGAACGCCGACAGCGCGCCCGGCGACTGCGGAAGCAGCCACGCGGACGGATGCCGGTGGCCAGAAGGGATGCCGCCGAGGTTGTCGGCGAGTCCTTGGCCTGCGGTGATGTTGCGCAGTTCGGTGCGGCCCCAGAACGCCCGCTGCATGCCCAACGCGCCGCCGCGAAAGCGCAGCGGCAGCGAGGCGATCGTCGAGGTGTTCTGTTTCAGAGCCACGGATCAGCCCCAGCCAAGTTCCAGATGGCCGTAGAAGTTGGTGCTCGCCGCCGTCGCCGTGCCCGCAAAGTACAGCCACACGAGACACGCGCCGTCGATCACGCGCGGCATCGACGGGAGTTGGTTCACCAAGTCGCGCTCGACGGCCACCGCAGCCGTGGTGAGCGGGATCGTCAGCAGCGGACGAGCAAGGCAGAGCGCGCCAGTGCCTGTGTTGGCTGCCGAGAACGTCACCGTCGCCACCGTGCTGACGCCAGTGTCACCAGACGCCAGCGGGAGGAACGGCCCGTAGTTGTTCGCCGCCAGACCGCTGTGCGAGATGTGCGGCGTGATCGCGCTCGCCGTCATCGCGACCGTGACCGGTAGCGTGCGGCCCGCAGTCGGCACCGTGTTGCTGTAGCTGCAAGCGATGTTCTGCGCGGTGCCGCCTGCCGTCGCCGTCTGCACCCAGTAGAGGCGGCATCCCACACCGTTGGTGTAGCGCAACGTCGGCGTGCCGGTCAGCGTCTGCGCGCTCGTGGTGTTGTTGTTGATGCCGGGCCAGTAGCCCTGGAGGTCCACCAGCATCAGTTGCGCCGGTACACCAGTCGCCACCGCCGTCACTGCGCCGACGTTGAGCACGTGCTTGGTGTCTGCCGAGACGTTGCCGCCGTGGTAGAGGCTGAAGCCGTTGGCCTCGCTGGTGCTCTGCCACGCGAGCGCGGTGCCGCTGAAGGCGTTGGCGACCGGCGTGCCAGCCAACGGCGAGAAGTCGTACCAGCGTCCAGCGGTGTACGCCGCAGCACCGGTGATCTTGTTCCAGTCGTTGCGGTGGAACTTGCCGTTGGCGGTGATTTCCGAGATCAGATCGTCGAGTGAAGAAAAGCCCATGTCAGCCCCAGATGAACTCCAGTTGTCCGTGGACGATCGACTCGCCCGTATTGTTGCCCGCCAGTGCCAGCCACTGGACGAATGCGCCGTTTTCGATCTTTGGTAGCGGCATCGTCTCGCGCCCGAAGTTGCGTTCGACGTTGGTAACGCCTTCCCAGATCGGAAGCGTGAACAGCGGCTTGCACAGCACGATGTTCACAAACCCGCCGATCGCCGCCGACAGCGTGACGCTCTCGATGCTGCGGATGCCTCGATCGCCAGATGCCAGCGGGATGAACGGCGACAAACCGTTGATGCTTGCGCTCGTGTTGGTGACGCTCACGCAAGTGCCGATCACGCCGCTGCCGTAGAGCGAGAACGTGCTTGTCCGACCGCTTGTGCCCGCGTGGTTCGTGTACGAGACCGTGCAGGTTGCGGTTGCAGCGAGCGTGCCAGGAACCTGCACCACGACGAACGCCTGCACGCCCATCCCATCGGTGTAGCGCGTCAGGCTCGCAGGGTTCGTCGTGACCTGCGGGTCTACCGAGTCGCCGTCGATCAGCGGGTACAGGCCCAGGTAGTCCGCGAACAGGCAGGTCAGCGGTGCCTGGTTCGCCGCGCCGACGCGCATCTGCGCGGCGAGCACGTGCTTGCTCATGCCAGAGCCAGGAGTCGGCCCGGCGTAGATAGACAAGTTGCGCTGCCCGATCAGCGGCGTGAACTCCAGCACGTTGCCGATGTACGCATTGTAGCTCGGGTGCCCCGCGCCGATGCTGCGGTCGTACCATCGGCCCGCGCCCGTCGTGTTGAACGCAGGCTTGTAGATCTGCTGCGCGTGGTAGCGGCCCTGCTCGACCGCCGTAGCGATGTCTGTGACGCTACGGATCACGAGGCTCCTCCATCAGTAGAACCTGCCCAGACTCGTGCGTGCTGCACGGCCCGACCTGCCCGGTGGCTTCGTCGTAGGAAAGTAGCTCGTGACAGTGCGCGCAGACGTACATGTCAGTCCAGGGTGATGACCAGCGCGCCCGCCGCGAACTGCGGCTGCACGCCGCTGACGATGGTGAGCGGCGAAGCCAGCGCGCCGAAGGCGATCATGGTGTTGACGCCGAGAGTCACGCCGTCATCGACGCCCACGCTGAAGTGCGTCACCGTCGCTGTGCCGCCAGTCGAAGTCGGGAACTGCACTGCGGCGGCGTTCGTCACTTGGTTCGCCGCCACCGTCCAGCTTGCGTTGCGAGAAACGGAGACGCGAGCGTAGCCGGTGTACGCGGCTTCGCTCGTGGTCTGGTCACCCGCCTCGCCAGGGCTGGCAGTGTGCAGCGCGACCCACAGGGCGCCATTGGTCGTAGACTTGTCCAGCCCCGTGACGTCTCCGATGTTGATGATGGCAAGGTTTTGGAACAGGTGCGCCAGCACCGCGTTCTCGTAGTAGTCCGAGAAGCTCATCAGTCCACCGTCACGGTGAGCTGGGCAGCGGCGAACTGCGGCTGGATACCGGCACTGATCGACAGCGACGCGGTGAGCGCGCCCTTGAAGACGAGGTTGCCCGCGCCCGTCGAGTCCGTGCCGATGCCGAAGTGCGTGACCGTCGAGCTGCCCGCCGTGCATTGCGCGAACTGCACCAGCGCGGTGTTGCTGACCGTGCTCGTCGAGCGAGTCCAACCGCCCGCCGTGCGGTTGACGGCGACGCGCGCGTAACCGGTGTACGACGCTTCGTTGGTGGTCTGGCTTCCTGCCTCGCCTGGGTCTGCGGTGTGCAGCGAGATGTAGAACGACCCAGCCGCCGCCGAGTTCTGGAGGCCACTGGCGTCGCCGATGTTCGCCCAGTCGGTGTTCAGGAAGACGAGGTCGAGAAGAGCGGCTTCGGCCGCGTTGGTCATGCTCATGTTGTCACCATCCGCTCGGGAAGTACGTGTTGCCGCCACCGCCGCCACCGCCGCCGCCGCCCGTGGCCGACAACGTCGTGCCAGACAGCGACAAGCCACTGCCGACGGTGATCTCCTGCGCCGCGCCTGCGCTGGCCGTACCACGACCCAGCAGGCGGCCAGCCGTGTAGTTCGGCACGTCGTTGGTTCGGCCTGCGCCCAGCACCAGGATCTCGCCGTTGCTGCCGTTGACTCGAAGCACGCGGCCGATGTTCTGGACCAGCTCAGTCGGTGCCGTCGGCCGTGTCCCGGTCAGGCCACCACCGGAAGCCACGAACACCGTTTGGTTGATCGAGTAGCCGGTCGTGTTCAGACCACTCAGCACGCCGACAGCGACAACGCGGCCGAACTGGTTGGCGACCAACGTTTGCTCGAGCAGGCCGATGGACGGCATCTTGGCGGCGTTGGCGGCATCCGATGCGGCAACCTCCACCGTCGTGGTCGCGCCGACGCTGCCAGTGACGTAGACCGGCGTGCCCTTCGTGAGGGTGCCGCCGCTCGTGTTCTTGCAGACGAGGTGAACGTCCACCTCCGCGAAGAATCGCATGCCGCCGTCGGTGTCGCGCGTGACCTGCACTTCGGCCAGGCCGTTGCTTTGGCTGTCGACGCCGCCGACGACGTTCAGGAAGTCCTTCTGCAGTACGACCTTCTCCAGGTCCTCCTCGAGCAACGTCGCTCGCTGCGCGACGAAGCGCCGATGGCCGTCGCGCACTTCCTGCGCGCGCCGCCGGCGGAACGCATCGACGGTGTCCTCGTGCCGCACCCGCAGTGCGACAATCGCGGCAACCGTGCGTGCGCTCAGGCTCGTCATCAGGCTTCCTGGAACGTCACCGTCGCGTGCCAGTTGCTCGTGCCCGTCGGGGCCGTCGGCACGCGCATGACGAACGCCTCGGCGCTGCCGGCGGCGAACACCAGCTGCTCATCGACCGACGGCAGCCAGACGAAGCCGTTGATGTTGTTGAAGGCCTCGTCGATGACCGGCGTGAAGCCGCCAGCGCCTTCGGTCGTGCTCGCCGTGCCAGCCGTGCCAGCCGCCGCCGACGTGCCGCCGGTGATGGCCGAGGCCGCGTCGCTCTCGCTGTGCTTGGCCAGCAGCGGCTGCGTCGAGCCGCCGACGTTGACCGCGGTGAGGCCGGTCGCGTAGGCGCTCGCCTTGCGGCCGAGCTGCACGCGCACCTGTTCGCTCGTCGTCGTGCCGCGCTGCGTGAGCGTCGCGCGCACGACCGACATGGCCTGCGAGGTGTTGGGGCGGATGCAGATGAGCGTCGTCGCGGCCGAGATGGTCACGGCTCCGGTGCTGATGGTGTAGGTGCGCATTAGTAGAGGCCTTTGCGAGATGGGCTGAGACCGAACTGTCCGACCTGCTGCACGTCCACCCAGAACGTGGCCGAGGTACTGGGCGTGTAGCCGTCAGCAGACTGCTGCGCCGAGGTGTAATCAATCCAGCGGTCGCGCAGCGAGTTGCTGCCGGTGAGCGACGCCGTGATGGTGCGGACGCGCCGAACCTGCGTGCCCGTCGGGTCGTAGATCGTGAAGCGGTAGCTCTCGACCTCCTCGTCCATCGGGTGCGGCGGCTGCGCGTTGTACGGCAGCACCTGCCGGCACCACTGGTACTGCACCGTGAACCGGGCCGTGAGGCTGGTGCCGTCGATCGTCTTGATGACCTGCCGCACCGGCAGCGGCGAGGCGTTGCGGCGCTCGTTGACCACGCTGATGGGTTCCACGTCGTCGAGCGTCAGGCCAGCCGGGACGATCTTGTACGCCAGGGCCGTCGGCGTGATCTCGCCGATGAACTCCCGCCAGAACGGCGAGCCGTCGAGCAGGACCATCCTGGCGCCCGCCGGCCAGGTCTGCGGCGTCGTCCCGCGCAGGCCTCGGTAGTAGTCCTGGATCGTGAAGCGACCGCCGCCCAGTGCCGTCACGGTGCGGAAGCTGACGATCTCGGTGGGCTGGCCCGGTGCGACGATCGCCGCCCAGTTGCTGCCGCGCTCCGTGCGGGCCTGCGTCGTGCTCAGTACCCGGCTCGCCGCGCTGTCGCTGAACTGCCAGACGATGGCCTGGAGGTCGGTCGGATTCACCGGCGAGAACAGCGGGTTCGGGTCGATGATCGCTTCCGCCGACGGCCAGAAGTCGAGCTGCGCCTCGCTGGTGCCGACCACGCTGCGCTTGTCCGTGGTGCCGACGAGGTCGAAGTTGGTGCCGTCCGTGCTCTCGTAGACCGCCGCGCCGGCCCATTGGCCGCCGGTGTGGTCGATGGCGATGTGCAGGCCGGGGATGTAGGCCGTGCTGTCCGTGACCGCCGGCGCGTCCACGATCGTGGTCTCGATGCCCGAGCTGCCGCCCGGCAGCCCTGGGACGAAGCTCGACGCCGACTGCGCCGGCGAGCCGGCCACGGTCAGGTCGAGGTCCTCGGCCAGCGCGGTGATGCTCACGCGGAAGTCGTTGCCAACGTCGCGCTGAATGATGCGCGCGACGTGCGGCCGCCCCTCGTCGTCGGTCCAGGTCACGAGATCGCTTTCTAGCAGGTGCAGGTACGCCGCCGGCAACACGAAGCGGTACGTCCGGCGGTTGACCCACGCTCTCCGCAGCATCGTCGCCGCGAGGTTGGTCGCCTCGCGCCGCGTCATCACGAGCTGCCGCAGGTCCACGTCCTGCTCATTCTGCTCGTCGGTGCTCTCCGGAGAGCGCAAGCCGAACGACTGCATGCCGGCGAGCAGCAGGTTGTCCGCGTCCTGGTGCCGCACGTTGACCTGCTTGGGCAGGTCGCCCTCGCCCTTGTCCTCGATCGTCCACTTGTCGTCGGCGGCCTTGTCGCCGTCCAGGCGCGTGCCGAAGTGCGAGATGACCGCGCCGTTGTCGACGGCGACGCTGTCGGCGTTGCGGAACTCGGAGAACGCCAGCACGCCGTCGCGGTCCTGCACCGTGATCTGGCCGGCGATCAGCAGCGGCTGCAGCGCCTGCACACACGGCACCGCGCCGCGCAGGAAGTAGCCCTGGAAGGGCCGGCTGGTGACGCCGTTCACGTCGATCGCCGGCGACAGCAGGTTGCCGCGCTCCCGCAGCAGCGTCTCGATCGCCTGCGGCCAATCCATCTGATTGTCGACTTCGAGGATGGCCTCGCACGAGTACGGCAGCTGATCGCCGAACAGCGTGGAGACGAACCTGTCGAGCACTTGGTACGCCAGGCCGCGATAGGCGGGCACGTTGGCCGTGCCAAGCGCGGCGTCGAGGATTGGGTCTGTGAGCTGCGAGTCGCTGCCGGTGTAGTAGTAGGCGTCTGGGTTCCAGGTGGCGGCGAAGACGCCGAAGTAGAAGCTTGAACCGGAGCCGTAGATTTCCAGCGGAGCTGTGAACGTAATGGTGCCAGGATTGGCTCCCGAGGTTCCCGTTCCAGGCCCATTGAAAGCATTAATGACTCCGTTAAACAAGAACCCAGGCACTGGGTTGTTTAGCGTCAGTTGCCGTGTTTCGGTGCTTCTGTAGGTCAGAGGCGTCGATGGGTTCGGATACCAGATGCCTCCTGCATTGGGACTATTGTCGCTGCGAAATACTACAGGCTCATTCGCAATAAAGATAAAGTTGCCTTCTAGATGGCTTGCACGCTTTGCAAAGCTAGTGGCACCAACGCTTACAAAGTTGTCGGAATAGAGACGATCATCGATGCGCTCAATAGATGCAGGCTGGAACGGCGTGCCTGCAGATGCTTGCACAGAAGCCAACGGCGTCGTTGCACCGAATCGCCGCGACAGAACCATGTTGCTAGGAGTCGTGGCGCTATGGTCAAAGATCGCCGTTACCTGGAACGGTTTCAGAAGAACTAGCGTGCCGGCAGTTTGCACCCAGTCTCGCAACTGCACGAAGTCATTGAGCTTGAACTTCTCCGTGAAGGCCGGCTGCAGCGTGTCGGCCATGGTTACGCGAATCTGATTTCCGTCTAGCAGTTCCAGCGTCATCAGATGCGTTCGGATCTGCAGCTGGTTTCGCGTGCGGAACAGCATCAGCCGTCCGTTGCCGTACAGCGTGACGAGGCGCTGCGTCGGGCGGTCGTTGAGCGCCAAAGCGGCGTCAAAGATCACTCGGCGCAAGCTGGTCTGCGTGCCGGCCTTGCTGCTGCCGCTGGTCTCCTCGCGCGTCTTGCTGTCCTGGAACATGATGTGCGTCGGGACGCGAATGCGCGTGCCGATCGCCCAGACCCGTGGCGCTCCTACGTCGTTGGAGCCGATCGGCGCGTCGAGCAGACGCTCCGGTTCGCTCCTGTCGCCGGGCTTCTTCTTGAGCGCCGGCATGATGTAGTAGTAGTCCACCAGCGCCGCGCCAATGCCGACGGCCCAGCCGACCACAGGCACAGCCGCGAACACGCCGGCGGCTGCTGCTCCTTGTGCTGCTGCGGAAGCCACTACGCCACCCCCCGGATGCGCCAGAACGCCGCCGGCTCGTAGGCCAGCCTCGTGCGCTCCACCACCTTGGCCTTCGCCCAGGCGTGGACGACCCAGACCAGGCCGTCGGCGTCGAGCTGCACAGGCACCACGACGTGCCGCGCGTGCCGGCCGATCATCACCTGCATCATGTGGGCGTCCTCCATGCGCTCGCAGCGGTCAGCATAGCCGGCGAGGCCGCTCGCCAGCTCGTCGCCAGTCGGGTGGCTGCCGTAGACCTGCGTGGCCGGCAGCACGAGGCCGCAGGCCGTCGCCGCCGCCCAGGGCACGCCCACGCAGTCGAGCGCGCCGCCGATCGTGCGGCCTCGGTGGCCGACCGGCGTGCCGATGCAGCTCGCCACTGCATCCAGGTACTGCTGTCGTGCGATCACACTTCCTCGGGCGGTGAAATGATGGCCTGCGCCGACGGCGCGTACGGGTCGCCGCCGAAGTTCAAGACGTTGTTGAACTTGTCCCGGCAGGTGCTGAGCAGGCCGTCGCAGCCGACCAGCACGATTGCCTTATCGCCCGCCTGCACGTCGAACGGCGTCGGCGTCAGCAGCGTCAGCTTGCGGTCGCTGCTGCGGTAGTCCGCGATGGCGAAGGTGCGGCCGATGTTTGCGCCGCTGGCGAAAATGACCGCGCCGTCGCGGAACCACTGGTCGACCTCGGCGGCCATCGTCGCAACCTTGAACTCGTACCGCGCGCGGCCGCTGACGATCGTCGACACCGCGAAGCCCTGACCAAGCCGGTATCCGATCGTCTGCGCCGGCGTGGTCTCAAACGGCTCGTCGAGTGCAACCGTCGTGGCCGTGTTGCTCAGGATCTTCCGAAGCTGGCCGCTGCCCTGGTTGATCGTGCCCGTGATGGAGTTGGGCCGCAGCAGGACGTAGTAGTGCTGGCTGGCCGTGCTCTGGTAGCCGTTCACCGCCCAGCTCTGCGTGCTGTCGGTGACGCTGTCGATCGTCGAGCTGGTGGCGTTGCCCGTGTTCGTCGGGTCCAGCTGCGTCCACTGCCCGATGTCTTTCTTGCAGTAGCGACCGCCAAGCCGGTAGGGGCACTTCGGCGTGAACACGCCGCCGAAGCGGCCGCCCTGCGGTCGCTGGAGCTGCTGCGCGCGGCCTTCGAGGGTCGCCGTAAAACTGGCGCCAGTCCGCAGCATCTGCCGGATCCACCGGCGATGCCTGGCCAGCACGATCCAGGGCCGTACCCAGTCCACGATGACCTGCCGCACCTCGGACCCGACGTAGTTCTGCGCGTCGATGTCGCTGGCCGTGATGCTGATGCTGTCGATGACGCCCTTCGCTTCCTGGCTGCCGGTGCGGAGCGCGGCCTCGCGGCGATCGGCGGACAGCTCGCCCAGGACGATCGGGCGGTACACGTCGCCCTCGAACGTCACCTGCCGGTCGTGGTCCGTGACCGCGAGCCGCTGGCCGTCGGGCCGGATGATCAGGAGCAGGTGGCACAGGCCCTTCGCGCGCGTGTACGCGAGCGAGTCCAGGCCGACGATGCCGGGGCGAGTCGTCACAGCGCCACCGTGGTCCCGACGATGGACCCGCCTGCCGCGACGACCGAGTACGGCACGCCCGTGACGTAGCCGAGCGCGTAGCCTGCCGCGCCGCCCGCCGCGCCGGCGACGCCGCCGAGACCCGACTGGCCAGCCGAGCCAGCCGCGCCGGGTGCGCCGCCGCTGCCGCCGACCGGCGTGCCGGTAGTGCTCTGGCCACCCGTTCCCGCCGTCAGCAAGGTGCCTGGCTGCCCGCCAGTGCTCGGATCGGGCGGAACCCCTAGTGCCGGGCCGCCCTTGCCCGCCGGCGCGCCTGCGCCGCCGCCACCGCTGCCACCGGGCCGGTTGACGCTGGACGCCTGCCCGCGCGCCGCGCCGCCGCCGCCGCCGGCACCGCCCTGAATGCGCCCGCCGTTCACGATCGTGGTCGGCGTGGCGATCCGCAGGGCCGGCCCGCCAGCCGCGCCCGCCGTCATGCCGGCACCAAGGTCGGACATGCCCTGGCCGCCGTTGCCACCGCTGCCGGCGATGTACGCGCCGGCCTCCAGCGTCAGCAGGATCGTCGAGCCGGTCGGGAAGGTGCCCGTGTCGAGGCTCGGGCCGGCCGCCGCCGTGCCGCCGCCGATGACCACGTCGCGCTCGACGACCACGTCCAAGGCCACCGGGCCGTCGGTCGCCGTGTAGCCGAACAGGGCCGCCACCTCCTCGCGCAGGCTGACCCGGTTCAGCCGCGACGCCGTGAACCGCAGCTGCAGCGGCTTGCGGCTGTCGTTCAGTCCAGACAGCACGCCGGCGACCGATCGCTTGATCCATCGCCAGACTTCCGATGTCTGGGTGATCGGCCACAGTTCGGCAGACTCGCCGGCGGCGAGCGACACGACGTTCGCCGCCGTCGAGGTCCGCACCTGGGTCGTGCCGATGCCGAGGTTGATCACGGTTACGTTCGGATGAGCACCAATGCGCACCTGTGCCGTGCTCGGCAGGTCGGTGTTGTAGTTTCCGCTGCGCTGGACAACGTAGAGCCGCGCGCCGCCCTCGGCGCTGTCCAGCCTGCAGCGGTAGTCGGCTTCCGCATTGACGAACACCGCGTCGCCGCGCATCTCCTGCTGGGCAGTGCGCGCCATCAGTACGACACCCAGAAGACAGAGCCGCCGGAACGGTAGAGGCCGAGCCGCACAATCGTTGCGGCTGCAAGCGTGGCCACGTTTGCGCCTGCATCGTCCTTGATCTGAATGCTTTGCGGTCCGCCGCTGTGAATCAGCGTCATCACTTCTGGTCCGCTGGCTTGGTACGTCGGCACAGGCAGAAACACGTTGACGCCAACCGTGTTGCTGCCGAGGACGTGCAGCGCGCCGTCGTTCCACGCCAGACGGATTGAGCTGGTCAGCAGACCGTGGAACTTCGCGCCGCCGTTGTGCCACCGCTCTGGCTGCTCGACCTCGTTCAGCACCTCGACCACGTCGAGCTGCGGCAGGCTCCACACGTTGTAGGCGTCGGCCTGCAGCCGCGTCCATGCGTCCACGTCGGACGTGAACCGCACCGGCACGTCGAAGCGACAGCCCGCAGTGATGACGGTTCCGTTGGCGGGAGCCGTGTTGAACACGATCTGCCCCGTGCTGTTGACCGTGAACGCCGTCGTCGGCGTGCCGTCGATCGCCGCCAACACCGTGCCCGACACCGGCAGCGTCAGCGTGCGGATGTACTCGTTCGGGCCGGTGATCTCGTACCGCTTCACGAGCTGGTACGTGGTCTGCGTGCCGGTGCCGCTGCCGATGAGCTGGTCAATCGCCGTCGGTGCCGTCTCGCCGTCGGCGTTGGTCGTGTAGTCCGACCAGTCCTTGATGCGGAACGAGTGCAGCGCGCCGCGACGCGCGAGCGCGAACGCCTTCAGCGCCTTGGCTTCGCTGCTGTTCCGCAGCTCGCTGCGCAGGCTCATGCGATGCTGGCTCTGCGCCTGCCGCGCGACGCGGAACTCGTGGCCCGTCGCCGTCTGCTGGATGATCGTCGCGAAGCCCGCGCCGGCGCTGCTGCCGTACTGGAAGGCGTCGGGGAGCGTGATGTCGTGAAAGGCCATGGGTTACCCGCCGCCGGGGGTGTTCATCGGGACGCCTGCGTTGGCACCGCTCTGCGTCGGCGTCAGGCCGCTGACAGCTCCGCGGAAGATCGCCGCGCCGATGTCCGACAAGCCCTGGCGCGCGATGCTGGCGACGATGCCGGCGAACGCCTGCCGCAGCGTGGTCGTCTTCATGAGCACGTCCGCGAACGCCGCGCCGACCGTGCTGCCGATGTTGCCCGCGTAGTTGGCCGCGCGCTCCATGTTCTCGGCGACGACGCGCGCGTTGTCCGCCTCGCGCTGCTTGTAGTTGGCAATGATGGCCGCCGACTGAACGGCACGCTGCATCGCCTCGCTGGTGCCAGTCGTGCCGACGCCCATCTGGCTCGACACCTCCTGCGGCTGCAGCGAGCGGTAGCGCATGCGCAGCACCTCCTGCGTCTGCTCCTGCGACAACTGCAAGTTGGGCAGGCCGCGCTCAAACTGCGTGACCTGCGTTCCCTGCATGCCGGCGGCGTAGTACCGCGTCACGTTCTGGCCGCCGGTGCGCATGTACTCGCGCGCCGCCGCCTGCTGCGCCTCAGTGCCGCGAGTGGCGAGGTAGCGCGCCACGTCCGCACCGCCGCCGACGCCGCCAGGGCCGAACTGCTGCAGGTTCATCCCCTGCCCGGTGCGCTGCACGTCTTGGATGGCCTGGAACAGGGCCTGCTGCTGGCCGCCGGCTTCCTGTGGCAGGCCCAGGTAGGCGCGCGTCGAGGCGTCCAGCTTGGCCTTCTGCATCGCGGCCGCGAGCTGGTCGAAGCTGCTGGCAGCCTCCTTGGTGTTCCGAGAGAACAGCGACATCAGGCCGCCGATCGTGGACAGCACCGTCACCAGCGTCATCAGCGGGTGCGCGCGCAGGATCGTGCCCAGCACCGAGAACGCGCTGCCGCTTGCGCCGACCGCGCCGCGCAACTCGCGGAAGTCCTGCACGGTCTTGCCAATCTCCAGCAACGCCCGCGACGCGCCGAAGGCACCAGCCGAGACGTTCAGCTCGGAGAACGCCTTGGCGGTCTGCGCGATGCCGCCGGCGACCTGCACAGCGCCGCCAGTCGTCTGGAACGCCTTGCTGATGGCCGCCTGCGACTTGAGGGCCGAGTCACTGACCGAGTCGATCGCCCGCTTCGCCTGCGCCGCGCCCTGCTCCATCGGGCGAGCGTCCAGACCCAGTTCGAGTACCTCGGCCACTATGCACCTCGCTGATGTGCGCCACGTAGGCGCGGTCCATGGCCTTCAGCAGCCGGCACCACCGCCGGCGACTGGCGCCCTCGATGCCATGATCCTCGCACCACCGCGACAGCTCCAGCCATGACAGGCCCTCGCCGTCGCTGACGTTGCGGCCGTCCATCAGCACCGCCCAGGCTTCCCAGACGGGCACCAGGTCGGCGTCGAGCGTCGGCGGCTGTGTCGGTTCCTCGCGCAGCTCGTCGGGGATCTTCCGGCCCTTGCGCCGCAGCCATTCCCGCAGGCCCGCCTCGGCGGCCTTCTTCTGCGGGTCGTGGTTGCGTGTGAGCTGCCATCGCAGGGCCTGAATCAGTTTCCCGCGGCGCGGGCTTCCTCGTCGGCCAGCAGGGCCGCGCGGTCTTGGGCGATCCGCAGGATGCACTCCAGCAGGTTCGTCCACTCGGGCCGCGCCAGCATCTGCGCCGCCTCGGCGACGCGGTACACCAGCGGCTGACCGCCCACGGTGAGGTTGCGCGCGCCTTTCCAGAGCGTCTGGGCGACCGCCTGGGCGAGGATCGCCCGCTCATCGGCTGGCGACAGCCGGCGGTCCCGGATCTCCAGCAGGTAGGGCCTGCGGGCTTCCTCGAGGGCGCGCTCGTACTCGACGCCGATCGGGCAGACCAGCACCGCCGGCCGGTCCTCGTGCTCGCCGCGCGAGGCGACGGCAGACAGCGTCCCGTCCGGCTGGCGCGACAGCAGCCACCAGACACCGCCGGACAGCTTGCCGGCGTCGAGCTTGCAGGTGTTGAGGTCCATGCGACCTTGCTACTGGCTCAGTCCCACCGCTGCAACCGGAGCGTGCAGTCCTGGGCCTGCGACCGGTAGCCGCTGACCGTCATGGTGCGGAAGATGTCGCTGCCCGGACCCTGCACCGGCACCGACAGGTCGGTGATCTTGGCCTGCGGGATGGCGAACGACCATCCGCGGCTGTTCGCGTCCACCGTCGCCAGCCAGAAGTCCGTCGCCGTGTTGCCAAGGAACGTCGTCTGGTCGTCCTGGGTGTCGAAGTAGGCCGACAGGTTGGCCGAGGCCGTGAACAAGCCGCGCGGCATGCCGACCGGGCCGAGCGCGGCAAGCTGCTCGCGCGGGCGGATGTTGTTGCTGATTGCCAGCGCCACCGACTGCGCAGGCACGTCCTGGCCGACGCCGCTGGCGTTCGACAACTGCACCTCCTGCACGCCGATCGGGTCGAGCGTCGGCGCGAAGGTCGGGGCAGCGTAGGTCGCGCCGGCGATGAAAACGTCCGTCGTGCCCGTGTTGCCAGTGACGATGCTGTCCTTGGCCTCGCACTGGAACGAGATGGTGGCGAGCTGGTTGACGGCGAGGTTGATCGACGCCGAGTTGAACACGACGCCCCGGTAGATGTGCGCCCGCTGGAGGTCCAGGTGCGCGACCTCGACGGTGAAGCTCTGCTCGCTCAGGGCGTTGGTCGCCCGCACGCCGCGCGTCACGGTCACGTTGCTGGGCGAGCCGGTGAAGTTGGCGACGCGGTCGACGGTCAGCGAGGTCGTGCCGACGGTGGTCACGCGCAGGTAGCCCATGTCGGCGGCGAGTCCGCCTGACAGCCGGATGATGTCGCCGACGGCGATGCCGTCGCCGGAGAAGCTGCCCGAGCCACGGGTTACGGTCTTTGCACCCGTGGTCGTCGTGCAGCTCGGAACCGACACCGTCGCCGTCACGAGCGAGTTGCTCATCAGCGCGAACATGGCCGCGCTCAGGCCCTCGCCGCTGGGCGAGTGCCGCAGCTCGCACGTCAGCGACCCCGTCGCACCGCGGCCGACACGGACCATGTCCTCGATGTTGCGGGTCTGGTTGATGACGTTGGACGGCGACTGCGGCACGCGGTCGGCCATTGCGTGAGCCGTCACCGGCAGCCGAAGCATCGCAGGAGTGGCGGGAGTCGTGCCGAAGGTGCCCTCGGCAACGATGGAGACGCGAGTACGGAAGCCGTCGGCCATGGTCAAATCGTGTAGTCAGCCTGGAAAGGAACGCGCACCACGCGCGTCACAGTGGCCGCCTCAATGTCCAGCGCACCGGACACCGTAGGCGGTGGGAAGAAGCGGATGAGGAACGGCGAGGACAGCTCGACGCCTCGGAAGGCACCGACCACCGTCTCGGCCAGCGTCAGCACGGCGGCGTCGCCACGCTCGCGCGGCTGCTGCAGGCGTACCTCCATCTCGCCGACCGTGCGCCAGCGGCGCGGGCGCCCGAGCGTGAGCTGCCGCTCCTCGCGCACCGTGACCGTCACGCGCGCCACAGGCTGGTCGCCGGCAAGGGCCGGGCCGTTGTCGTAGACGGTGTCGATGCCGCCCGGCGTGGCCACCTGGGCCATGTAGCGGCCTCGCACGGCCTCGATGGTCTGGGCCTGACTCATCGCAGGCCCCCGAAGACCTGGCGCAGGACGGCCAGCGTCGGGCCGACGACGCCGTTGGGTGCCTGACGGCTCCACGGCTTCTTGCCAGGGCCGCCGAACTCGATGACCTGGCCGTACGGCACAGGGCACGAGAACCACACCAGCGACGGCTGCATGAGCTGGCCGACGGTGGCCATCAGCTCCTGCACGACCTTGGTCCCGTTCGGGTCGACGCCTGGCAGCTCGCCGCGCGCCGGCACGTTGAAGGACGCCTGCCAGTTGCGGCGCATGTGGCCGCCGAGGTAGCCGCGCCGGCGCAGGATCGGTAGGCCGCGAGCGCGCCGCCCTGCGTTCATTGCCCAGCCTTCTTCGTTGCCGACCGGCGTGTTGAGCACGAGCTGCCGGATGGCCTCGGCGCAGACGCGCTTCTGGAACTCGACCGGCTTGCGGCGCAGGTTCTCGTCGGCCCAGTCGTTGAGCCGCGCCACGAACTGCTGCGGGCTGCTCACGCGATCACCTTCCCGCAGTCGCAGCGGTAGGCGGTCGTGACGCCCTCCACCTGGTACTCCTCGACCTCGATGATCTGGTACGGGTTCGAGGTGTCGAGGCCAACAACGATGCGGTCGCCCTTGTCCGGCACGACGGCGAGGCCCTGCGCCGGAAGGTAGAACGTGCCCGTGATGCTCTGGTCGATGCCCTGCGCGGCGTAGCGGTTGATGTCGCGCACCGGCCCCTCGGCAGTCCACGCCGTGGACGTGACCGTCTGCGTCACCGTGCCGTTGGCCGCGTAGCCCGTCGCCGTTCGCGTCTCCAAGGTGATGGCCTGGCCGAACGTCGCCGCCAGCTCCGTCTCCAGCGCGAGGAACTCGTCGGCGAGCGTCACAGGTCCATCCATCCCCAGCTCGACGACCCGCTGATCAGGCCGGACGTGGCGAGCATTCGCTCTGCCTCAACGAGCTGCGTCTCGGCGGGCTTCGTGCCGGCGTAGGTCACGGACTTGGACGAGCCGGACGCCGAGGACAGCGACTCGGACTTGATGTCGCCCGTCGTGCGCGTGGTCGGGTTGATCGTGACGCCCTGGACGTGCAGGGCCGCAAGCACCGCCGTCGCCTGCTGCACCCGCAGCGGCACCACGTCGCTGGCGATCAGCTCGCCGGCGGCGTCGTAGGCGTAGTCGCGCGGCCAGTCCAGGGCCTGCGTCGTCGAGTAGCGGTAGCCCACCCAGCGACCGCCGTAGCGCAGGTCGAGCGCGCGGGTGGCCGCCATGAGTGCCGTCTCCTTCGTCGCGTTGGTCGCCGCAGTCCAGGCCGCCGGCGTGCCGTAGTTCGTCAGGTAGGCGTTGGCGAACGCGATCGTGCAGTAGCTCGTCGCCGTGCTCAGGCCACTGCCAGTCTCCGCAACCAGCCCCGGTGCGTCCCAGGTGAGGTTGTAGGGAAACTGGTTGACCGTGACGAACTCGTCGAAGTTGTCGGCGTCGACCTGCGTGCCGCCGATCACCAGATCGCGGAACGTCAAGTCGTGCGGCGTGCTGATCGAGTCACGGCCCAGGATCAGCGACACCTGTTCCGGCACCGCCTCGGTCTGCACGTCATCGAACACAACGTCGAAGATCTGGCCTGCGGCGTCCTGCGGCGTTACTCCGAGGAACGGGTACTGCACGTTCTGGAGGCAGAACAGGCGCGAGTACATGCGGCCCCAGACACGCAGGCCCGTGACGCTGATGTTGTAGTAGCCGTCGTTCGCTTGCGCGTTCGGCTTGTCGACGAACCCAGAGACGATGCACTGGATGCCTCGGTTCGGATAGACGAGCGGGCCGTTGGTGTCAGCATCTGCGTCGCCGAGGTTCATCGCATCGCAGTCGACGATGCTCGCACCGCTGGAGTCGTTGACCGTGTTGCCGAAGTAGCCGATCTTGAAGCAGTTCGCGCGAGCCGCGACGATGAACGTGTTCTGGATCGTGATTCGGTGCGTCGGCCAGAACAGCTTGACTCCGTCATCCGCGCAGTAGCTGAAGCTGTCGCAGACCAAGCCAGCGTTGTCAGACAGGCTCTTGCGCCCAGGCTGGAACCCGTCCGAGTTGTACGTCCACGGGTTCAACCACTGCACGTTGCGCAGGTAGTGCGCGCCGCCGTACTGCAAGTAGAACGGCCACCGCACAAACGTCGGGCCGATGACGCGGCAGTTGACGGGCGAGGTGTTGACCGTGTCCGTGGCGATCGGGCAGTAACGGACCTGATTGGCGAACGCCAGCACCTGCTCTGCGTTCGCGCGCTGGGCGAGGCTGGTGAACACGCCGTGCCCTTGGATCGTGACGCCGGCCGTGTTTGCGCTGGTCAGCGTGCTGAGGTCGAAGCCCGCGCGCCTTGCCGACAGGATCGTGAACGTCGAGCCTGCCGTCGGGTTGGTCGTCCAGTTCGGCGTGACGTTGAGCGTGTTGGCCGTGCTGGTCGTGATCGTGCGGACCTGACCAACGCCCGTGCCACCCGAGATGCGCACCTCAAGGGTGTTGTACGCGCCTACCACCCACGGGGTGCCGCTGACGGTGATGGAGCTGGCCGTCGCGCTGGCAGCGGTGCCCGTCACGTCAGGGTCGGTAAAGATGACGACTGCCCCGCCCTGCGCCGTCACCGTGCAGTTGTCGCCCAGCACTAGGCCAGGAGTGACCAAGTGGACGCCCGGAGGGAAATGCAGCGCCGCTCCAGCCGCGACGCTCGTTTGCGCCACGTAAGCGGAGCTGCCGACAGGCAGGGCTGCTTGCGGCAGGCTGACGAACAGATTGAGCGGGTTGCGCCGGTCGCCGTTGACCTCGATGCGCAGCCGCCGGTTGCTGGGCACCACGAGGCGCAGCTGGCCGTCCACGATGGTCTGCGTGACCCCGACATCGGCCGGGTAGACATTGGCGCTGAAGATCGGGCCGTCGATCAGGTTGATGCGCACGTCGGCCGGCTCGTCGGCCCCGATCGTGATCCAGTCGCACTGGACTTCCTGACCGATGTCCCAGACCTCGTTCTCGCCCTGCGCCGTGAACGATTGCCCGTAGACGAAGCCGCTCGTCTGCGCTCCTGACACAGCCGCAGCCGTGACCAGGTACTTCTGGCTGCGCAAGCTGTCGAGGCCGGGGCTGGCGTAGATGGTGACGGTCATGGCGACGGCAGAGCTGCTGGGGTGAGTGTGTGACCCTGCCGCACGCCCCTAGGACGCGCAGCAGGGTCGGGCGCCGATCAGATCGGGGCGATCCACGCGCCGACGAGCTGCAGGTTCGCCGTGCCTGCGGAGTAGGTCGCAACCACCTGCAGACGGATGAACCGCTTGGTGTTCTGCGTCGGGCCTGCGCTGCCGACGCTCACGTTGTCCACGTAGAACACTTCGCGCCCGTTCGCCGGCGTGGCGAACTCGTTGCCGGTCTGCGCGGCCGACCCCAGGATCAGCACGCCGAGGCGCGTTGCTCCAGTCGTGAACGCCGCGTCGTCTGCGCCCTGGATGATGACCTGGTAGGTGCCGGTGATGCCCGTGTCGATCCCGCTCCAGTCGACCACGACGGCGAACCGCGCGTAGGGCGCGGTCGACGACGTGTTGACGTTGTACGCCGGGGCCACTTGGCCGAAGTCGATGCTGCTGACGGTGCCGTTCGTGGCGATGCCGGTCGCAGCTGTGTGCGACAGCGCTGCCGTGAGTCGGCTACCCTCTTCGAGGGCGAAGTTGTGGCACTGGTGGACCATCAGCGCCTCTGGTAGGTGGCGAAGATGCCCGCCGTGCAGCTGCCGGCCGCGCCGCCGCGCACCCAGCTGATGCGCATGTACCGAACCGTCTCCTGCTGCGACGCCACCGACGCGCTGGGGTGCACGACGTTGTTGACGTGCACGACGTGGCGAGTGCCAGGGCAGGTGTCCACCGGCTGGCCGATCGAGGCCGTGTCGCCGAACGTGATGGTGCCCAGCCGGTACGGCGTGGTGAACGCCGTGTCGCTGGCGCCCTGGATGCTGTAGGCGATGAACTCGCCGGTGCCGACGGCGACTGCCGACACGTCGAAGACGACTTCGACTTCCTGGTAGCCGCTGCCGAGGTCCACGAAGAGCGAGCCGTTGCCCGTCGTCGTGTTCGTCGTGCCAGCCGCCTGCAGGACCATTGCCGAGTCCTGCAGGAACTGCATGTTCTGATGTGCCATGTTGGTGCTCCTTGGATCAGGCGATCGCCGTGGCGTCCTGGATGTCGTAGAGGCGAGCGACGCAACGCGGGTGGATGTCCACGAGGTTGCAGTACCACTCGACGCGGGTGCGGAACACCGGCTTGCTGTCCTGCTCGCCGAGGTCGCGGACGTCGATGCCGCCGTTCTGGACCATCTGCAGGCCCATGTCCGACATGGACAGGACGTAGATCGAGGTCGAGCTGTCGGCGTTCTCGTTGAAGCCGATCTGCTGCAGACCGGCCGACGTGCCGAGGACATCGGCTTCCAGGATCGGCAGGCCGGCGTAGCTGGTGACGATGCGGCCGAACTCGTCGCGGCTGGTCGAGATCGACGCGCTGCTGCGCAGGAAGGCCGTCATGTTGACCTTCGTCTTCTTCGCCATCAGCAGGTGCGTCGGGTTGTCCACGGCCTGGATGGCCTCGTCCAGCGACTTGAGCGACAGCGCCGCGCCGCCGCTGTTCTGGATGATCTGATCGGCGTTCTCGCCGTTGTCCTGCACGGCGTTGCCGCCGAAGCCAGCGCCGAAGCGCGCCTGGAGACCGTCGAAGCCGTTGGCGTTCGCGGTCGCGCCGCCGATCGCCGTCGTGCTGCCCTTGATGATCTGATGGGCGATGGTCTGCGCGAGCAGAGTCGCCTTCATGGTCTCGTGCGCCGAACGCGCTTCCGGGCCGTGCGTCTGGACCAGGAAGCGGTCGACATCGAGGTCACCGCCGATGATCTTCAGCGCCACGCTGCGCTGCTCGACCGAGCCTGCGGCCTCGGTGTACGAGCCGTTGACCGCGCGGAACTCGACGCTGCCGAGGTTCGACTCGCGGGTCCACGCGAAGCTGTTGCCCTGGATGGAGACCAGAGGCATGGCCGCGAGAAGCGGCGACGCCTGGGCGAAGGTCTGGAGGATCGCGGCGCGCTTGTCCTCGCCGTTGTTCTGCGCGATCAGCGCAGACTGATAGAGACTGACTGCCATTGGTGTTTCGTGTTGCGGTTGTTAGCCCGCAACGGAACACCAAATGCCGACAGCCCAGAGCTAGCGCGGTGCCGTGTTTGCACGGTTCAGCAGTTCCCTTGCGGGCAGAAGTGTCTGCCCTGGGTTCGCTGCGCGACCGGCACCGCCGGTCTGCGAGCCGCCACCGGATCCCCCGGTGCCTTGTGCTACGAACAAGCCGCGCGTCGAAGGTGCTTCCCGCATCTCCGTGATCAGCTCGTCGAATCCCATCGGGTCGCTTGATCCCGACTTCTTCGTGACGCGAGGCTTCCCGCCCGCGTCAACGATGGAATGCTTGAGGTTGCCATCCGCGTCCTCGTCGACGCGGATGTACTGCTTGGCCAGCGTCAGGATCGCGTCCATCGACTGCGACCCTCCGAGCTTGGCCACGACCGGGGCGAGTTCGCCCGCCACCATGCGCTCGCGCAGCGCGGCCGTCCGGGCCGTCAGCTTGCCTTCGAGCTTGGCGCGCTCCTCGGCCATCTTCGCGTTCACGGCGGCCTTGTAGTCGTCGATCTCCTTGCTGCCCTTGAGCTGGCCAGCCTGGAGCTTCTCCAGCGCCTCGCGCGCCTCAGAGGCCTTGGCCGGGTCGATGCCCTCGTACGCCTTGACTGCGGCCTTGGCCGCGTCGCGCTCGCTGCGCGCCTCGGTCAGCGCCCGCTTCAGCCCGCCCACGTCCTCGACGCCCCAGCCTTCCTTGAGCGCCTCGACGACGAACTTGTCGCCGTTCTGCTTGGCGGCGTCGCGGAGACCCTCGGGCAGGTCATTCAGGCTGTCGGCGATGATGCGGAACGGCATAGTGCCTTTCGGTGTATATCGGCAGGCGCACCCGCGCTAGGGGGTCGTCAGTTCGCGGATGCCTCGTCGGCCATCTGCGCGATGCGCTTGGCGACCGCCGCGCCGAGGTCGCGCACCGTGTCCGAGGCGTAGCCCGTGGCGTAGATCACCGTCGCCTCGACGCCGTTGGGCGCCGTGCCGCCGGCGACGGCGATCGACAGGCCCTTGCGCGTCATGTACGCGACCAGGTCGCCGGCGCGCGCCATCATCGCCTGGGTCAGGTCGGGGTCGGAATGCGGCTTCATGCGTCCTCGGGGTCAGGGATGCGGTCGAGCTGGCGGAGGCGGTCGATCGACAGCGGCTGCAGGTCCTTGCCGACCATCTGGGCGAAGGTCAGGTCGCCGGCACGCCACGCCGCGGCGCGCGTCGGGCCGAGCATCTCGTCCTGCACGCTGCGCGGCTGGCCTTCCAGCCACTCGGGGAAGGTCGTCGAGGCAGGCACCGGCCCGTCCACGCTGGCGCGGTTGCCCACCTCGTTGCCCGTCCACGGGACGATGCTGCTGCGGCAGTTCGGGTGCAAGGGAGGCATCGGACCCTTGCCCATCTCGAACACCTTGCCATCGTTGGCCGCGCAGATGATCGAGGTCTTGGAGTCGAGCGTGGCGACGAACTGGTACTGGTCCACGCCGAGGTCGGCAAACGTCTCGGCGCGGGTCGTGGCGCTGGCATGAGCCGCCGCCGTGCGCACCATGGCCCGGAGCTGGTCGACGTTGGAGCCGCTCAGCAGGCCGTCCTCGAAGTCGCCGGCGCGGGTGCCGCGCAGGGTGCGCACAATCTCGTCCGTGGTCAGCCCGCGCTGCACGCCGGTCTGGACGGCGTAGCGCACGTTGTCGACCGCGCCGTTGTCGCCGCCCACCAGCGAGCCGAACCACTCCTCAGTGGTCGCGCCGAGGTAGGGCCGCTGCTCGACGGCGGCCTCGATGCGCGGCAGGCTGACCGGTCGCGCCGTCTCGATGCGCAGCACCTTGCGGGCGCTCTCCTGCACCCAGTCGGCTTCTTGCTTCACGAGCTGGCCGAGGTTGGCGCGCGCCTGGTCCTGCACCCGCCGCATGCCCTGCCGCACCAGCGCCTCGGCCTCGGCGATCAGCCGGCGCAGCTCGGGCGTCGTGGCGATGGTCACGTCCTGGCCGCGCCGCTGGAACGTCGCCATGCCGGCGGCGACGCGCTCGACGACGGGGCGCACGACCGTGCGACGGAACTCCTCGGCGGCGTCGTCCTGGATGCCCCTGACGGCCCGCGCGACGAGGATCTCGTGCCGGTAGAACCGTTGGAGCCACGTGTCGGCATGCTGCCGCAGCGCGGCTCGTAGGCGTTCCTTGACCCCAGGCGGCAGGCGGGAGCTGGTCACGGCTCGATCACGTCATGGGTGCTGGGACAGCGGCGCTCCAGCCACGCCGCCCGGGCAAGCGCGAACGTGCGCAGGACGCCGGTGGACGCGCCGCAGATCTCGCACTTGGCGAGGTAGCCGGTGTGGATCATGCCACCTTCGCGCAGCGGTTCGTAGGTCTTGAACATGAACCCCGTGCCGCCGCAGCGGCAGGCCTGGTTGAGCTTGCCGTCGCCGATCACGTCTCGGCCTCGGCTTCGTCCTCGGCCTCATCGGCTTCGTCCTCCTCGTCCTCCGCCTCGGCGGCTGGCGCCTGCCGGTCGCGCTCGACGCTGGCGAGCATCGCCTGCATCTGCGCCTCGACGGTGCGCTCGCGGCCCAGCTCGACCTGCGCGGCCAACGCCTCGGGGTCGTCGACCGTGGACAGGACGCCGCGCACCGCGAGCTCGCGCAGGCCGACGGCGAGCGGGATCTGGCCGGCGGTCATCAGGCCCTGGATCACCGGCACGTCCTGCGCCTTGCCCGACAGCAGCGACGAGTCCCGGTAGAGCGTCCAGTCGAAGTCCTCGGGCAGCTCGACGCCGGCGGCCTCGGCGGCCAGCTCGATGCCGGCGTAGATGGCCCACTCCAAGCCTTCGATCCACCGCTGCGCCTCGGACTTCTCGTTGGAGTCCGCGCGCACCTCGCCCGTGGCCGTCGCCGGGCCGCCGACCGCCATCATGGGCTGCATGCCCAGCGCCATGCAGCGTTCCTCGATGCGCTTGATCTCGACCTCGCCGGCGGCCAACGACGTGCCGGCGATCTCGACGAAGCTGATGTCGAGGTCGCTGCTCGTGTCCGTGAACGTCGAGCCGGGGCCGACCTCGGGCCGCGCCTCGGCGACCGTCGACGACGCGCCGGCGACCTTGAGGATGGGCGAGCGGCAGTAGTGCAGCGCCTCGCCCTGCATGCTGAGGCTGTTCCAGTGGGCGACGTTCTGCCAGCCCAAGTCCTCCATCGGCGGTTCCCCGTGCAGCGTCCCGATGCGCTTGGTGTAGCACGCCACGACGGGCACGCGCCCGAATCCGTGCTCGATCGTCTCGCCGAGGCGGTAGCCGCTCAGGTACTCGCGCGCGGCGTTCTGCTCGCGGTCGGGGTCGTGCTCGCTGCCGCTGCGGTACCAGCGCTCCACGCGCTCAGGCGTCCACCGCTCCACCATGTCGGCCAGCACGTCGCCGCCGCCGACGGGCGAGGACTCGTAGTACCAGTTGCGGATGCGCAGCTCGACGACCTCCTCGACGCCGTTCCGCATCCGGGTGCGGCAGCCGACGAGGTTGTCCGGGTGCACGCGGCGGAAGTACGGGCGCGCGTCCATGGCGTCGGCCTCGGGCAGCGTGAGGCCAGCCGTCGGCACGTTGTCCACGAGGAACAGGCCGAGGCCTCGGTCGATGGCGTCCTCGTAGATCGCCTGGGCGAACGACGACAGCGACGTGCCCTGCCGGTCGGCGTTGGACACCAGGCGGTCCAACGGCTCCGGCAGCTCGCCGCTGATGGTCGGCGGCTTCATGAACGGCAACGACGCCAGCTTGCGCACCGTGCGGTCGTAGATGGGGAACAGCACCGTGCGCGCGAGCCGCTGCGCGTAGCGGTCGCGCGTCTTGGCCTCCTTCTTCGTCGCCGGCGTGAACTTGCCGCCGGCGGCTCGCATT